TCCAAACCCACTGCAAACACAAGGGTTTCGAAGCCACCTCAGGCAAACAAAGCCAGCGCTGGCCTGATTGATCGGGAAGTTGATCACAAAGGATCAAGGAGTAATCCCCCACCTGGTTCCGGTTCCAGTTCTACTGTGGTTCCATCCTTGGGATGAGCATGGGAAAGGAAGCGGCGCCTGCCATGGCAAAGCGGCTGGAGATGTGGCCGGTCACTCGCCTGGTTGCTTACGAAAAGAATGCACGCACTCACAGCGCCGAACAATTGGCACAGCTTCGGGCCAGCATTCAGGAGTTCGGATTTACCGCGCCGATTCTGGTCGACGGCCAGGACGGCATTTTGGCTGGCCACGGCCGGCTTGAGGCGGCAAAGCAGCTAGGGCTGGCCGAGGTGCCGGTGGTGGTCCTTGACCACCTGAGCGAGGCGCAGAAGCGGGCCTACGTGCTGGCTGACAACAAGCTTGCTCTCAACGCCGGATGGGACAACGAGCTGCTGCGGATGGAGCTGGAGGCGCTGCAGCTGGAGGACTTTGACCTGAGCCTCCTGGGCTGGAGCGAGGATGAGCTGGCGGAGCTGCTGCCGGAGGTGGAAGAGCTGCCGCCGGAGGATGCGGACGCCGATGCGGTGCCCGAGCCGCCAGCGGAACCGGTCACGAAGCCTGGTGACGTGTGGCTGCTGGGCAAACATCGGGTGATGTGCGGGGACAGCACAGCGATTGAGGCGGTGGAGCAGTTGATGGATGGCGGCAAGGCAGACCTGCTGCTGACCGACCCGCCCTACAACGTGGCCTACGAGGGCGGCACGTCGGAGAAGCTGACGATCCAGAACGACGACATGAGCGACGAGGACTTTCGGCAGTTCCTGCGGGACGTCTACTCTGCGGCCGATGCAGTGTTGAAGCCGGGCGCGGTGTTCTACATCTGGCACGCTGACTCGGAGGGCTACAACTTCCGCGGCGCCGCTCGCGATGTTGGCTGGCAAGTCCGTCAGTGCCTGATCTGGAAGAAGAGCAGCCTGGTACTGGGGCGGCAAGACTACCAGTGGAAGCACGAACCATGCCTTTACGGCTGGAAGGACGGCGCCGCTCATTTCTGGGGTAGCGACCGCTCGCAAACGACGGTGCTGGAGTTTGACAAGCCAAGCCGGAACGGCGAGCACCCGACCATGAAGCCAGTAGAGCTGTTCCAGTATCAACTGGAGAACAGCACCAAGCGCAACGGCGTGGTCCTGGATCTGTTTGGTGGCTCTGGCACCACGGCAATCGCTGCGCACAAGGCTGGCCGCCAAGCCCGCCTGATGGAGCTGGACCCCCGCTACTGCGACGTGATCGTTCGCCGCTGGCAGGAGTTCACAGGCAAGACCGCAACGCTGGAGAGCACCGGCGAGCCGTTTCCAGAGGGCGACGGATGATGGCGCCCGCCTTTGTGTCGAAATGTATCCACCGCTTGGCAATGGCGGCGCGGGGAGCGAAGTTGGTGTCACGGGGGCAAAGAGCCCCTTCAACCACCGCCCAAACCGCCATGACCCGCATCACCCAAGCCAAGACCGAGACCGCGGAAATCCTCGAGGCGATTGCCCAAAAACACTGCCTTCATACCCTCAAGGAAACAAAGAGCGGCAATGACTTCTTTGAGGTCGCAACATGGAGCCTCGAGGCTGCGCTGCAGGCCGCTTTTGAAGCCGGCAAAGCCGCCCGATAAAAACCACGACCATCCATCCAAGCCGCTACATCACCGCCATGACCCGCGCCGAAGCCACTTACTCCGAACAGCATGCAGCAGCTGCCGCCCTACTCGAGCAGCTGCAAGCCGCCCTTTTTGACATGCCCGCCCCCGATGGCGAGGCCAAGATCGACTGGGGCCACGTTGGCAGCATCACTGAAATCAAGCGGCAGCTTCAAGAGACCCTGGAATTCATGACGGGAACTAATGCCTGAAGCCCGCACTCCAAGCATTCATCTCACCTGGGCGGGCTTCGATGCCGCTGTTGATCTGATTGCTGCGCAGTGCCGATGGAGGGATCGCCCTGGTGTTCATGCGGCGAGCTCTGATGGCGAGCCACTGGCGGCGGCGCTGGCGAACCGGCTGGGATTGAACCTGCTGGAGCTGGCGGGACCCGGCATGCTGTTGGTGGATGCAACGCCGACGGATGCGCTGCAGGAGAAGGCAGTGGCGTGGCCGGACGTCGAGGCGTGGGTGTGGGTGGACACGAGCAGCCGCGGCCGATGGCCAAGCGTAATGAAGGCTTGCGGCCCTACGGTCCTACTGTTCCCGTGGAGGCGTCAATTCCTGTCAGGGTTCGATGATTGAAGTGGCAAGCATCCGCTATGGCTGCAGTTGGGCACCCGATGGTCACGTAAAGCACTGGCCGATGCGTATCGAGTTTGGCGCGGTGGGCCCTGAGGTAACGGTCGAGGTGATGCTTGAAGGTCGCGGCCACGCAGTGCTGCTGATCGACCAGCTGGTAGCACTTGTGCGGGAGCTAACGGTGACTGACACCCCGATTGAGCTCGTGCAGCCAGCGCCTGCAGGACTGGCCGTGAAGCTGCACAATGCTGGGTTCTATGTTGCATTGTGCTAATCACACCCGACGAGTACGCAAAGCAGCGTGGCGTGAGTGGCCGGGCGGTGCGCAAGGCCATCTCGACCGGCCGGCTGGTTCAAGGCGCTTTGCGCGAAGGCGGCCGCTGGAAGATCGACCCAGAGATAGCAGATCAGGAATGGTCGCGAAACACAGCGCCACAGTTTCAGCGAGACAAGAAGGCTGGCGGTCAGAAGCCGGCCGCGGCCAAGGTGCCGTCTCCTTCTTCACTTTCAACCGGCGGCGATGCACCGACTGCCAAAGTGCCAAGCCAGGCGCAGGCCGCAGCAGTGCGCACGATGTATCAGGCGCGGCTCCTCGAGCTAGACCTCAAGGAGCGCCAAGGCCTGCTGGTACCGAAGGCAGATGTCGAGCGGGTTTGGTTCGAAGAGGGCCGGCGGGTGCGTGATGCAGTTCGTCGAACGCCGCAGCAGATGATCGGCGACATCGCCCGGGCCGTTGGCGGGCTCACGCAGGAGCAGCGTGCAGAGGTGCTGCTGATCCTGGAGCGCCATCTGGTTAAGACGTTGGAGGGGCTGGCCGGTGCTGATTGAAGACTGCCGCGCTGCGTTCCGGCGCGGGATGGAGCCCGACCCGCTGCTGACGGTCAGCGAGTGGGCTGATCAACGACGGGTGCTAAGCGCGAAGGCGAGCAGCGAACACGGGGCCTGGCGGACGGCCCGAACCCCGTACCTGCGCAAGCCGATGGATGACCTGAGCGCGACGAGTGCGGTGCAGGAGGTGGTGATGGTGTTCGGGGCCCAGACCGGCAAGAGCGAGAGCTTGAACAACTGGATGGGCTACACGATGGACATTGCACCGGGCCCGGCGTTGTTCGTGCAGCCGACGATCGACCTGGCGAAGCGGTACTCGAAGATGCGAATCGCGCCGATGATCGAGGCCAGCCCCAGCCTGCAGGAGAAAGTTGCCCCTGCCAGGGAGCGGGACAGCGGCAACACGATGCTGATGAAGGAGTTCACCGGCGGCTTCCTCATCCTGGGCGGGGCGAATGCGGCGAGCGGTCTGGCGTCGATGCCGATCCGGTATCTGGGCGGTGATGAGATCGACCGCTGGCCGAGTGACGTGGACGAGGAAGGCAACCCACTGTCGATTGTGGAAGCCCGCACACGCACCTTCGGCGTGCGGAAGAAGATGGCGTGGACCTCGACGCCGACGATCGCCGGGCGGAGTGCGATCTGGGCGAAGTGGGACACGAGCAATCAGCAACGGCTGAAGCTGCCCTGTCCGCACTGCGGGCACCGGCAGATGATCGAGTGGGACCGGATGCGGTACGACCCGAAGGACCCGGGCCTGCCGAGCACGCTGCGGCAGCCGCCGGTGCTGATCTGCGAGGAGTGCGGCGAGGCCATCGATGAGGACACGAAGGCCTGGTGGTACGACCAGGAGGTGTTCAGCGACGACTGGTGGGAGCCGCTATTCCCCGAGCGCCAAGTGCAGGGCTACCACCTGTCGGGCCTTTACAGCCCGCTGGGGTGGTTCAGCTGGACTGATGCAGCGGTGGGGTATGAGAAGGCGAAGGACAACCCAGCCGACCTGAAGCCCTGGACCAACACGGTGCTGGCGGAGTGCTGGAACGACGACGGCGAAGCCCCGGACTGGGAGGCGCTCTACAACCGCCGCGAGGCCTATGAGCTGGGCACGGTGCCGAATGAGGTGGTGTTCATAACCTGCGGCGTGGACGTGCAGAAGGACCGCCTGGAGCTGGAGGTGGTGGGCTGGGCGCCTGGAATGGAGAGCTGGAGCCTGGACTACCAGGTGCTGGCGGGGGACACGGCCGAGCCAGGTGTGTGGCGCGAGCTGTCGAAGTTCATCCGGTCGGAGTTCGGCCGCGGCGATGGGCAGCGGCTGCCGATCAGGATGACGGCGATCGACTCAGGCTTCAGGACTGAGGAGGTGAAGCGGTGGGTGCGAAAGCAACCGGGCAACCGGGTGATCGCCATCAAGGGCGTTGAGACCCAGGTAAGCGTGATCGGCACGCCGTCGCGGGTGGAGGTGCTGCGCAATGGCAAGGCGCTGCGGGGCGGCGTGAAGCTGTGGCCGGTCGGCACCAGCACGGCCAAGAGCGAGCTCTATGGCTGGCTGCGGCGCCGACTGCCGGAGGAGGATGGCGAGCCGCTACCGCATGGGTGGTGCCACTTCCCGATGCACGGCGAGGAGTATTTCCGGCAGCTGTGCGCGGAGCGGCTGACGAACACGGTGGACCGGCGAGGGTACACGAAGTTTGAGTGGATCAAGACGCGGCCACGTAACGAGGCCCTGGACTGCCGGATCTACGCCAGGGCAGCGGCGGCGCTGGTTGGTGCCGATCGGTGGAGCGATGAGCGATGGGCAGAGGAAGGAGCGACGAGCGGCGTGATGGAGCAGGAGCCGGCAGCGGCCCCGGTGCAGCGTGTGGCTGAGCAGCAGCCGGCGCCGGCGGCGAGGTCGTCGTTCTGGGACTGAGTAGCATGGCCGAGGAGATGTGGCGCCGATGAGCACGTTCACGCAGGCCCATCTGACGGCCATCGAGGAAGCGATCGCCGGGGGCTACCTGGAGGTCAGGTACGACGACAAGGTGGTCAAGTATCAGTCGATGGGCGACCTGCTGCGTGCGCGGCAGCTGATCGCCTCGAAGCTGACCCCGGCGGCGGGTGCGATGTCGCTGAGCTACGTGAGCACCGCCAGGGACTACGAATGAACGTCCTCGATCAGCTGATCTCGGTTGTCGCCCCCCGGGCGGCAGTGCGCCGGCAGGCGGCCAGGCTGCAGCTCGACCAGCTGCGGCGGTACGACGCTGACGGCCGCGGCCGGCGGGTGGACAACTGGCTGACGCAGAACACCAGCGCGGATGCCGCCAACGGCCGCGGGTTCACGACGAAGCGCGACCGGGCCCGCGACCTGGTGCGCAACAACCCCTACGCGCAGCGGATCATCAAGCTGTGGGAGTCGGCGCTGATCGGCCAGGGGTGGAGCTTCAAGGCGAAGGCCGGCCGGCGGAACGGTGGTGCGCGGGGGCAGCGTGCGACGGATGAGTTCAGGGCCTGGGGTGCAGACCCGCGGCAGTGCGACTTTGACGGGCTGGCCAGCTTCGACGGGCTGATGGCCAAGGCGGTGCGGTGCTGGAAGGAATCGGGCGAGGTGCTGATCCGCATGCGGATCCCGACCTCAGCCAAGATGACCCGGCTGGGCCTGCGCATCCCGCTGCAGCTGCAGGTGCTGGAGCCGGACTGGATCGCCGAGACGCAGGACGGGCTGAACAGCGCTGGCACGCCGGACGGCGGGTGGACGCATCGGGGGATCGAGTACGACCGAGAGGGAACGCGGATCAACTACTGGCTCTACAACCACCACCCAGGGGAAGCGACGATCAGGACGATCTCACCTGAAGCGAACCGCGTGCCGGCGGAGGAGATCATCCACCTGTTCTCGGCCGATCGACCGCAGCAGACGCGGGGCGTGACGTGCCTGGCGCCGGTGGTGATCACCCTGCGCGATCTGGACGACTACATGGATGCGCAGCTGCTGAAGCAGAAGGTGAGCGCGTGCATGATGGGCGTGATTGTGGACGTGGACGGGGCCGGCGATCAGAAGGCCAACGTGACCGATCGGATGGAGCCTGGCGCGATGGCGCGGCTGGGCCCCGGGCAGGACATCCGGTTCTCGAGTCCGCCGAGCGTGGGCGAGATCGATCAGATCATGCGGACGTACCTGCTGCGAACGGCGATGGGTGCGAACGTGCCCTATGAGCTGCTGACGGGTGACTTCCAGGGCACCAACTTCAGCGCCGGCCGCCTGGGGTGGCAGAGCTTCAACAAGCAGACGGTCTGCGAGCAGTGGCAGCTGCTGGCGCCGGTGGCGTTCAACCGGGTGTGGGGATGGTGGGCGCGGCAGGCGAGCATCGCTGGCGTGCCGACCGACGGGCTGACGGCTGACTGGACGCCGCCGCCGCCGCAGGCCTACGACCCGGCAGCCGACACCAAGGCGATCATCCAGAAGATGCGGGCGGGCCTGCTGCCGCCGCAGGAAGCGATCCGCATGGAGGGCCTGGAGCCCGAGGATGTGATCGCGCTGTACGTGGAATGGAACCGCCTGCTGGACGCTGGCGAGGTGGTGCTCGACACGGATCCGCGGAAGGTGAGCGCTGCAGGCCTGACTCAGGCGCGGCCGATCGGATCCGAGCTGCCGCCTGCAGGTGAGCCGCCAGGCGAAGCAACACCACCCCCGCAGGTGACGCCTGCAGGGTCACCCTAGAATCGAGACGCCGTAGGAGCTGCCATGAGCGAAGGTCTGCTGCAGACCAGGGCAATGTTCGAGCCGTCGACGATCAACGTCGAGGAGCGAACTGTTGAGCTGGTGTGGAGCACCGGCGCCCAGGTGCGTCGTGCGAGTTGGTCGCGCGGCGACTACATCGAGGAGCTGAGCATGGCGCCAGGCGCTGTGCGCCTGGACCGCCTGAACAAGGGGGCGCCGCTGCTCGATGCGCACGACTCCTACTCGCTGCGCAGCCAGATCGGCGTCGTGCAGCGAGCATGGCTGAACGGCAACGAGGGCCGCGCCCTGGTGAAGTTCAGCCGGCGCGATGACGTGGAGAGCATCTTCCAGGATGTGATCGACGGCATCTACCGCAACGTGTCTGTGGGCTACAAGGTCCACAAGACCGAGCGTGACGAGACCGGCACAGTGCCGGTTGAGCGCGCAGTGGACTGGGAGCCGTATGAGCTCTCGCTGGTCCCGATCCCGGCCGACGCCGGGGCCCAGGTGCGCTCAGAGGAGCCCACCCCCAACCCAACGGAGAGATCCATGTCTGACCTGACCCAGGGGGCGCCGGCCGCTGAGCCTGCACCCGTCGAGACCCGAGCTGCTGCTGCTGCCGCTGCTCCCACCCCTGCCCCTGCTGCTGTCGCCCCTGTGGTGAACGAGCAGGAGATCCGTGCCGGCGAGCGCCGCCGCGTGACCGACATCATGGACGCCTGCCGCAAGGCTGGCCTCGATGGTGCGTTCGCCGAGCAGCTGATCACTGACGGCACCCCGATCAATGATGCCCGCGCTGCGATCATCGACAAGATGGCGGAGCGTCAGGCCACCCAGCCGCAGACCATGACCGGTCGCGTCGAGGTGACTGTGGACTACGGCGAGAAGCGCGCCGAGGCCATGCTCCACGCACTGGAAGCCCGCTCCGGCATGCGGAAGTGGGACGAAGGCGGCGCCCGCGAGTATCTGGGCACCACCCTGCTGGACATGGCGCGCGAGTGCGTGGAGCGCTCGGGCGTGAGCACCAAGGGGATGAGCAAGGAGGACCTGGCCGGTCGCGCCATGCACTCCACCACCGACTTCCCCCTGCTGCTGACCAGCATCCAGCGCGTGACGCTGAAGGGCGCCTACGAAGCGGAGCGCCAGACCTGGCGGCCGCTGGCGGAGCAGCGCAACCTGCCCGATTTCCGCGAGATGAAGGAGATCGAGGTGGGCGGCCAGATGCTGCCTGAGGAGCTCAAGGAGCAGGGCGAGTACAAGTCCGGCACCGTGCAGGAGCAGGGCGGCAGCTGGAAGCTGAGCGAGTACGGGAAGAAGGTGCTGGTCGGCCGCCGGCTGATCATCAACGACAACCTGGGCTACATCACCCGGATCATCCAGGTGCTGGGCCGCGGCGTCGCCACGTTCGAGGCCAACCAGATGTGGGCCCTGATCACCGGCAACGCGAAGTGCACGAGCGACGGCAAGGCGCTGTTCCACGCTGACCACAACAACACCGGCACCGGTGTGATCGGTGAGGATGCCATCTCGCAGGCGCGTCAGAAGATGCGCAACCAGAAGGACTTCACCGGCAAGAACCCGCTGTATGTGACCCCGCGTTACATCCTGCTGCCGACGGTGCTGGAGACTGCGTTCGACAAGTTCAACACCACGATCATCCCGAACCAGACCAGCAACGTGAACATCTTCTCGGGCTACCTGGAGAAGATCGTCGAGCCGCGCCTGGACGCCAGCAGCCAGCAGCAGTTCTACATCGTGGGCGACTACCCCGGGGTGGACAAGCTGGTGTTCGGCTACCTGGAAGGCGAAGGCGGCCCGAGCATCGAGTCGGTGTCCGGTCGCGACCCTGACGGTGTGACCACCTACCTGCGTCACAGCTTCGGCGCTCATGTGCCGCAGCACCAGGCCTTCTACCGCTCCAGCGGTGTGAACGCTTGATCTGAGCCGATCCAATCAACCACTGTCTGAGGACTGAACAATGAAGGGTTACGATCCGAGCACCGGTCTGGGGTTCATCCAGAACGGCCGCTATGTCGAGGTAGCGCTGCCCTATGACCGCAAGGGTGGCGAAGGTGTGCAGGTAGGCGCCGGGCTGTTTGGCGTGTGCGCCATCGATGGCGTGTCGGGCGATGTGATCAACATCGACACCGAGGGCGCCTACGGGCTGGTGGCCGCCACTGGCAGCGGCACCGACGCTGTGCAGGGCGCGCTGGCGTACTGGGACAACACCAACAAGCGCATCACGCCGCAGGCGAGCACCCATCTCAAGGTGGGTGTGTTCCTGACGGCCAAGACGACCAGCCAGGCGTTCGCCTCTGTGCTGCTCGACTGATGCGAGACGACCTGGCGGGGATTGCTCTCCGGGCTGTGGTTCGGGTGATGGGGCAACCCATCACCTACTTCAGGTCCGGGCAGGCCACCCCCGCCAGGGGCGTGTTTCAGGCATCGCATGTTGGGCTGGATCCAGAAACCGGCGTGCGTGTGAACAGCACGCAGCCGGTTCTGCTGGTGAACTTTGAGGACTTGCAGTTCAGGCCCAAGCAAAACGATTCGGTCGAGGTGGCTGGAAGTGTGTTTCAAGTGCGGGATTCTCAGCCCGACGGCCACAATGGATGGCTGCTGATGCTGCATCGAGTAGGTGCAGCAGACAGCCTTGAGATGATCTACGCAAACACGATCATCAGAGCGAACACGATCATCGCGGCAGGCGCATGACCACGATCCCATCACTACCGTTCAGCGGCCAGCAGCTGCGGGACACGCTGGCTGCGCTTGACGAGGCGATCGAGGGCATCGAACTGACGCCGGGCCCGGCCGGCCCTGCTGGACCTGAGGGTGACGACGCCTATGAGGTGGCGGTTGCCGAGGGGTTTGTGGGCACGCGGGCGCAGTGGTTGGCCTCGCTGGTCGGGGCCCAGGGCCCCCAGGGACCCGCTGGCGCGACGGGCGCTACAGGCCCTGCTGGTGTGGTGGCTGCCACGGCACCGCTCACCTACAACGCTGGCACGCAGACGGTGGCGATCAGCCCTGCCACCACCAGCGCTGCAGGCTCGATGAGCTCAGCGGACAAGACCAAGCTCGATGGGATCGCCACGGGTGCCACCGCCAACGTTGCTGCCGATGCCGCTCCACAGCCGCTGGCGGCCACTGCAGCGATCGGCAGCAGCACCGACTACGCACGCGAGGATCACCAGCACCAGCGGGATGCCGATGTGATTGTGGTACCAGTGGGCGATGAAAGCACAGCGCTGACAACTGGAACGGGAAAGATCAAGTTCAGGATGCCCTTTGCTGCCACGCTGCTGGCGGTGCGTGCTGCGGTGAACACGGAACCCACTGGCTCCACGCTGATCGTGGACATCAACGAGGCAGGCGTCAGCGTCCTCGGCACCAAGCTCAGCATCGACGCCACTGAGTTCACCAGCACCACGGCAGCCAGCGCCGCAACGATCACGGACAGCTCCTTGGCGGACGATGCCGAGATCAGCATCGACATCGACCAGATCGGCAGCACGGTGGCCGGTGCCGGCTTGAAGGTCAGCCTGTTCGTGCGGAGGGCTTGATCATGCGCGACCTCGTGCTGTTCGACACCCAGACCAGCCTGATCAGGGACTATCCCAGGGCAGACGATGAGCCGGTGGTGGGCCTCGACCCGCGCTACGTGGTGCTGCGCGTGGTGCGCGAACCCGCCCCCGAACCAGGCCCCGGCCAGCAGGCCAGCGAAACCCGCGTCGTTGATCTGGAGGCGCTGGAGTGGCGCTGGGGCTGGAGCGTCGATGATGCGCCGGTGCGGGTGCCGCCAGGGCCGAGCTACCGAGCGTTCTACGACGCCCTGCTGGCCAGCCAGGTGTATGGCGCCGTGGTGGCCACACCGGGAAAGTCTGGCGATCAGGCCGCTGCGATGACGGTGTTCCTCGGAGCGATTCAGGACTGCCTGGGCGGACGCGAGAACCGCACTGCACTGCAGCAGGCGATCTGGCTGCTGCTGGGCCAGCTCCAGCTCAACGCCGCCGGCCTGGCAGAACTGCAGGGTCTGATGGATGCGCACCGGCTGTCGGGCATCTACAGCCTGTTCCCGATGCCGCCGGCGGAGAACATCGGCCAGAGCTGG